AACAATGCCCGCAATATGAACGAAGGCGACCTGAAATTTGACGTTAAACTCGATTTGATCATTTCACATATAAACTGGATGGCATAATGGATGAAAAGAAAAATAAAAATACAGCTATTGTACCTTACGATAAGATGAGCGATGAGGACAAGGCAAAAGTTGAGGAGCTGAAAATTAAACATGGCATCAGCAAGGTTTGGGTGGTGGCTGTACAAGTTGGCGAAACTGATGAAGTTGTAACGGGCTATTTTCGCCGTCCCACGACTAACATGATGGACATTGGATCGATAATGAGGGAGACCAAACCTAATTCGGCCAAAAAGTTTATAATTAAAAGCTGCTTCCTTGATGGCGATCAACGCATTGTTGACGATGAGTGGACACTCGACAATGCAACTACCATTACCGATGAAATCATATCCATTTACCAGGCTGTAATAAAAAAAAATTAAAAGAAAGTACTGTCGATCCAAATGAAGGAAAACAAGAAGTAAGGAAGATAAACGCTTTGTTGCGTCTTTACTTTAAAATTGACCCGGCACAGCTCAACGAAGATGAATGGGCTGCCAGATGGAACGAGTTGAAATGGTTGTTGAAAAATGGTCATCCAAAAGTTATAATAGAAAATGTCTGAAAAGTTAAAATATGAAATTATACTCCAGGATGGTTTTACCCCTAAGCTGATGAAGGCAGAGAGGTCGGCAGATAACTTTGCCGACCATACCGTGCACGACTTTAAACGTGTGGGGCGCTCTGCAAAAGAAACTGCTACCGATGTGGGTAGTATTGAAAACAGAATGGGTGCGCTTGGCAAAACTATGATGAAAAAAGTGGGTGGCTTGGCTGCCGGCTTTTTTGCTATTGACGGGTTGCGCCGTTTTGGCCAGGCTGCTATGGATACCTCGGTAAAATATCAACGGATGCAGGCCGTTCTGGAAAACACCTTTGGAAACCGTGGCAAAGCACAGCAGGCTTTTACCAACATCACGGCCTTTGCCAGCAAAACTCCATTCCAGGTTGACGAACTTACCGACAGTTTTGTAAAACTCACTAACCAGGGCTTTAGCCCAACCATGAGCCAAATGACCAACCTTGGCGACCTGGCATCGTCAACCGGAAAGGGCTTCGACCAGTTAACCGAGGCCATCATAGATGCCCAGACCGGAGAGTTTGAGCGGCTTAAAGAATTTGGTATCCGTGCCAGTAAAGAGGGCAACAAAGTTACCTTTATGTTTAAAGGCCAGGCCAAAACCGTAAACTTTACCGGCGAGGCCATCCGCGAATATATATTGAGCCTCGGCAAGCTACAGGGCGTAGAGGGTGCAATGGCCAAAATAAGCAAAACTACCGGCGGAGCAATCAGCAACCTGAAAGACAACTGGGATCAACTGCTCAAAGTAATTGGCGAACGCGGTAAAGGCGTATTTAATTCGGCAATAAAAGGAATGTCCGGTTTGATCAATAAGGCAAAGGATATGGTGAGTATCCCACTATCACGCACACTCGAAGATGAGCGGCAGAAGGTGAATGCCCTGGCTATGGAACTGAGCAATACCCTTACCCCATACGAACGGCGAAAGCAAATACTTGCCGAACTGCGCGAGATAAACGGTGATATTGTTAAAGGCTTAGATGCCGAACGAATAAGCCTGGGAAAACTTACCACCAACCTTGAGGAATACAACCGACAGGCCATCCACCGAATAGCCATCGAAAAACAAAAAGATGTGCTGAATAAGCTTAACGAAGAAGCCGCTCTGGCACAAACCCTGGAATGGGAGGCACAACGAAAAATGGAGACTGAGTTTACGGCCATCATAGACAGGATACGTACTAATCCAAAACTGAAAAAGGCGGAAAAGGAAACCCAGATCACTGCTTTATACGATCCCACGATTCGCGAAAGCATTGGAGGATATATAGCAAAGAATTATGAAGGTGGAGCATCTTCGACCATGCAGGTGATGCGGGCACTTGAAAAAGGCGGCTACGACAGCCGTTTTTTTAAAGACAACCTGGCAGGCATAAAGGATGCCATGAACACGCTGTACGAATCGCGCCGTGCGGCAGACGCAGAACAGGAGATTGCCAGAAAGTTCCAGGCCGGCATAACACACATGGAAAGAATGTTTGGATTGTTCAGCCCTTCGGGCAAGGGCACAGGCGGAACAGGCGGAACAGGCGGAACAGGTGGAACAGGTGGAACAGGCGGAACAGGCGGCGGCATCAAAAGCGGCATTGACAGCATTACCGGCGATGTACGCACAGCAAAAAATATTATCATCAATCTGGATTCCCTTATCGCCGAAAACAACAACTATTTCGACAATACCCGCGAGGCTGACGCAACCGGGTTTATGGATAAACTAAAAATGGCATTAACGGCAGTGCTTAACGACGCAAATTATGCAATATAGCTTCGACATAAACGGTGTACTGATGTCCAGGCGGATTACCTTTCCGTTTCCGGATCAGATGAGTATTGAAGCCGGAATAGTGAACACCGCCAAAGCTACACTGTATAACAGCATCATGAAACAGATTGAGATTTACAACCGGATGAACGAGGAGGGATTGAACGAGTGGCCGGTGAGTATGCTGGGAACGCCTGTATTTAACGATGTAACGCTGACAGCCGAAAGCGACAGCACGCTGAGCATAAAACTATCAACTACGCTGATGGTGATTGACCAGAAAAAGATCATCGGGCGCACACACGTAACCGGGCGCAACGGGACGGTTAAAGAGTTCTACAGCATGGACGATTACGAGATTAGCATTATGGGCAGCATTGCCGACAAAAACGCAACCCGCTACCCCGAAGACCAGGTGAAAACACTGATAAAGCTGGCTGAGTTGAACGAAAGCTTAAAGATCAGCAGCCCGTTTACCGATATGTTCAATGTCTTTTCGGCTGTGATTCACACTTACAAGTTCGACCAGAAGCCTGGTTATCAAAATATACAGTTCTTTGATTTAAAATTGTACAGCGACACGCCGGTAGAGTTGGAAAAGGTTAATTGATTCCGGGATAATCAGGATCAATCTGAACGGTGAAATCTTCGCCGCCGGTAACCACCTGGACCGTAAAATCCTCGCTATTATCAACAACTTGCCACTCGCCGCATTTGCGGGGGGTAAACTGCACGAACTTAACCCGAAGGTCGGGCGACTGGTGCTCGACAAACCGGATACGGACGTCGCCCGAATATTTAACAAACTTTACCCTGCCAAACATCTGGGTATCGTTACAACGGCAGTCGCTGGTGATCTGATCGCCTCCGGCAGCAAGTAAAAAAGCAACAGACAAAATGAGTAATAATTTCATAACTTTAAATTTTAAGCAAAAGTAAACATGTTTCGCATTACGCACAACATACAGTCAGGCAATTACCGGTTTCCACAAGTTAACGGTATTGTGGTGGAGCGCTCGATGGAAAACCTCACGAGCACCTGCACCATTACCTTGCCGCGAAACGTGAAATACCAAGGCAATGAAGTATCGAAGCTCATAAAAAAAGGCGATCCTGTGATCGTTGAAGCCGGTTACGACGACCAGAACAACCTGCTATTTTCGGGTTACGTGAGGCAAATCGTTACCGGAACACCTTTAAGGATCGAATGTGAGGACGAGATGTACAGGCTCAAACAGATCACTGTGTCAACAGAGCATTTTCCCTCATTACAACTATCGGCGCTATTGAGTAAATACCTGCCCGCCGACATCAGCAACCAGACGCAGGATGTTAGCCTGGGCGAGTTTCGCATCAGCAACAATCCCAACCTGGCCAAAGTACTCGACTACATTAAAGAAAACTATGGGCTTCGGTTCTTTTTTAAGGATAAAACCCTGTACGGTGTTTTGCCCTCGGCCGCCCTATCGCAGCAAGGGAAAACGGTGAATTTGGATTTCAAACAAAACATAAAAGAGGACAGGATCACCTATCTCGAAGACGATGAGGTGAAAATTATCGTAAAAGTAAAAACCGTGTTGCCGAATAATCAGAAACTGGAGGTACAGGAACCCGAAAAAGCTACCGACGGACAGGTTCACACCTTCCTGGCATTGGATAAGAAAACCGAAAAGGAGCTGCGCGATTATGCCAAAAACCTTTTGGTAACATTCAAACCCGGCAACCTGACAGGCAATGTAAAAACATGGGGAGAGCCATTTGTTGAACCCGGCGACTTTGTTAAACTCATAGATGCCGACAACAGCGAACGCAACAATAAATTATGCCAGGTGCAAAAGGTTGTTTACAGCCTGATGCAACCACATTTAACACAGGAAATAATTATCGGGAGGAACTAATGGAAATTAAAGAATCTTTAAAAAACATAATCGGAACGCCCCGCCTGCCTGCATTAGTGTGCAAGGTGGATACTGTTGATGCCGATAACCTGACCTGCGATCTGACGCCAGCCGACGGCAGCGCACCCATAAAAGGAGCACTGCTCACACCATTAGCCGGAAGCGGCGCAATGGTGGCCGTGCCAAAGTCCGGAAGCTGGGCACTGGCAGTAATGCTGAGCGATAACAAAGCTGCGGTAGTGATGGTTGACAGGGCTGAAAACTTTATTATCAAAAACAACAGCCTTAACTTTAAAGACCTGCTTCTCGATTTTGCAGCAATCATTAAAGCATTAACGGTTTCAACACCGGCAGGGCCATCAGGAACACCATTGCCCCCTACATTGCAGGCAACGGAAAAATTTGAAAATGATTTAAAAACACTTTTTAAATAATATTGAAATGCTTGTTAAAGAAACATTAAAAGCAGAGCTGGTTCAATTGCAAAAAGACATGCTCGAAGAAACCGACCAGGCGGCAGCACAGGCAAATTATGCCGAAAAGCTGGCCGCTGCAATTGATAACTACATTAAATCAGCTACGGTAACGGTAAACTTCCCCATTCCGGTAACAGTAGTTCCGGCAACGGGTGTTGGAGGTACTACCGCAACAGGAACAGGAACAATTTCATAATGACAAGACATGACAGACCGAACTGACATACTACTGAATGAAAATAACGACCTGGTGATTGCCGGGGGTGATCTGGCCGTGGGACTGAGCGACGAACAGCACATACAGCACATCCTGCAGGCAGCACCGGGGCACTACAAACAATGGCCGCTACTGGGAGCTAACATTGTGGCATTTGTGGGTGGACGCAGCGACGACCTGAAACGTGAGGTAAGGTTGCAGCTCCTGAGCGACGGTTACCAGGTAAAGCGCCTTGCAATGAACAATAACAACCTGACTGTGGAGATATGAATAAAATAGTAACCATACGCGACGCACAAAGCTACTTCGACCTTTCGCTGCAGCTCACCGGCAGCATCGAAGGGGTGTTTGATGTAGCCGGACAAATACCGGTGAGCACCGAGCCACAGCCTGGCACGATGATCAACACCGGCAGCATTACTGTGATTGAGCAGGTAACATTGAATTATTACAACACCCGCAGGATAATACCGGCCACAGGACTGGCCATGACACAATCCGGCATCCCCGAGGGCATCGGATACTGGTATGTGGGAGAAGATTTTGTGGTGAACTGATCAATTTTCAATTACGAATTACGAATTACGAAACACCGAACACGAAACACTGAACACTGAACACTAAACACGGAACACTGAACACTGAACACTAAACACGAAACACTGAACACCGAACACGAAACACGAAACACTGAACACTGAACACTGAACACCGAACACTGAACACGAAACACTGAACACGAAACACGAAACACTGAACACGGAACACGAAACATTAAACAATGGCAGAACAAACAAGAACGATATTAAAAAGCTGGTTTGAAACAGGCGATAAGCCCACCGAGC